CCACCAACTTCAAAAGTAATAGCTGCATTAGCACCTGAAATAGCACCTTGTAAAGCAGTTAAAATTTTAACTACTTTTCCACCATCAGGGATAGCAACAAAAGTTGATGAAGCTGTAGAAATATCTTCAATCTCAGCAGTTATAAAATAATCGTTAAGTGTTCTCATTTTTTATCCTTTTTATTTGCTTCGTTCCGACTTTAAATAATCTTCAAAGACCAAACAAAATTGTTGATTAAATATGATGGGGGATTTCTCCCCCACCACAAATTATTTATTATGATGTTGTTAAATCAAAAACAGCACCACTAGCTTTTTCGTTTCTTGATTCAAGAGTGTACTCAGCTACCATAAATCTCTGATCTGCGTCTGCAGTCTGAGCTGGAGTTTGTAGAGCAAAATCTCTCAAGAAAGCTACTCCCCAGTAGTCCATCTCTAATACTAGAGCATCTTGACCAACTTTAGCAGCAGTTGCGTTAGCACCTCTGATGAATCTGTTTGGAGCAACTTGTAATGTTCCAAAGTCTGATTCGTACACATCAATAGATGTAACTAATCTTCTGTCTTCTGCTTGGTCAAATCTAGTTGAACCACCAGTAAAGCCAGATAGTTTTTGTTTATTGAAAGCACCAACCATAATCATGTTAGGGTTTCCACCTTCATTGTAACATTTTCTCAATACTTCTTTTAACTGATCTTCAGTAAAAGCTCTTTGAGTACCATCTGTTCTAGCAGCACCATTACCAGCACCTGATCCACCTGCACCAGCAGATACATTGGTTTCAATCCAAGTTTGGACTCCACCAAGTTCTCTAGCAGTAGAACCATCACCAGCAACTTTAGCATTGTTAGATAAAAGAGCAGTTTCCATATCTCTTTTTAACTCTTTCGCAGCTTTAGCTACTTGGTAAGCTAACTCATTATTTCTACCAGCAGATGTTACAGCATCATTAGTTCCTGATACTTGAATCGCTTTAGTAGAGATTTGAGTGTAGTTAGTTTCTTTAGTTGTTGGAGTCTGAGTACCATAAGTGATAGTAGCTCCTTCAACTGCAGCATTAGCAGCAACAGCAGCTAAAGCATCTGTTTGCCACTGGTGTGATGTATTAGTTGCTTTTGTTTTAGCAACTCCAGACATAAAAGGTGTTTCAGTTGGAGATATTGAATAAATAATATCTGCCAAATCTTCTCTTATGCCAACTGTGTCGTATGTTTTATAAACAGCCATTTTTTTCTCCTATTTGGTTGTTGGTTTATAAATAACGCATCAACAAATCAGTTGCATCCTTTGGATTTCCTGATCGTTTCAGCGATTTCAGTTTATCCAACCTAGATTTTCTATCCATATCCTCTTTAGTAGTCTTAACACCAGATTTAACAAAGTTAGATGGTTTTACTTTTTTAGAAACTAAATTAGGTTTAACTGATTTAGTTTTTTGAAAATTCATTCCATCCATAATCACATCAAAATATCTTGAATCATAAATTCTTGCGACATCCTCATTTGAGAAGCCTTTAGAACTTAAATAGTTCACAATATTTGATTTCACTTCAGAACCCTTTACAGGATCAGCAATTTCAGGATGTTTCAAGTGAAGTTTTCTTTGTTCTTCTCTTAATATTTCCTGGAACTGAGCTTCTTGATGTTCTCTCAGTCTTTGCTGTGCTTGTTGTATCGTTTGTTTTCGTTTCTGAATTCTACGATCAACTCTAGCAGCCTCAGTTGGATCTTCATCCCAAAGTCTATCAAGTTCTTTGGAATTCATATCATTGTTAATCTCAGCATTTAAAGTCGCCACTAATGAATTTAAGTCATCCATCCTGGTGGAATACTGATTTTTCAAACGATCTTCTTCAGACTTTAGCTCTCTTTTTTGGATTGCTATTTCTTCAGTTTTTCGTCTGTAGTCGGCATCCTTTTGATAACCTGCTTTTAATTCTTCAAGGTCAACATCAATCTTTTCACCATTAACAATAACTTGGTGTAGATCGGTTTCTTGTTCTTCAATCGCATTTTCATCTATAGATGCGTCTTCTTCTTGATCTGCAACTTCTAAAGTTTCCTCTAGTTGAGTTTCAGTTTTTTGTTCAACCTTAGAATTAGCCTCAGCTTCTTCTTTTGGTTCAACTGGTTCTGCTTCTTTTGAAGTTTGTTTGATAACTCCTTTAGAGTCCATTAAACTTTCAATGTGCTTAGCAGCACCTTGTATTGTTGCATTTGACAACAATGGGTTTGAGTCAGACATTAGTCCTCCTATTGGTTAAGCTGTCATCAGAATACTTCTTATGAAGTAAGCTGTCTTATGACTTGGCTTTGATTTATTCTAACCGATGGGTTAAAATTTTGTTTGCTGTTGTTGTTTTCTAAATTCTTCTAACTGTTTCTCTGCAAGTTTCCCTGTTTCAATTACAGTTTGAAGATGTTGTTCAACTTTACCAACAACATTATAAGCAATCCAAAGTTTTTCTCTGGTATCACTTTCTTTAGCACCTGTTTTTTCTAACAGTGCTTCAGAATAAAGTTTTTTTAGAGAATCTATTGCCTCTTTAAAAATTTTATTCTGTAAAATCTGTTTGGCTTGTTGGGATCGGCTGACTTCTTCCGATCTCAGTGCCTGGTCTTTGGTTTCCATTTAATCCTTGTACCTGTTGGCTAAACATATTAGCAGATTTTTGTGCTTGTTCAAGTATCTTACTATTACTTGCCATCATCATCTTGTCTAAATCTGCATCTGCTTTAATTTTAGCAGTGTCTAATTGAGTATTGTATTTTAATGCCATCTCTTTAATCTTCGCTTCAAAATCTAAAGCCATCTGTTGAGTTTTTTGTTGTAATTCTTGGTATTGTAATTCAACATCAGCAATTTTTCTCTTATTCTCAGCATCAATTCTAGTAAATTCAATTTTTTCAATTGGAGTTAGTGGTGGAGGAGCAGGTGGAGCCATCATTTGTTTGCCTATATCTGGATTTACAAAATAACTTTCCACATTTTTTAGTCCTGCGTTCTCAATAATTTTTGATAAAGTGTTATACATATTTTTTAATGTAACCATTGGCATCTCTTTACCCCCTTGTAATTGGAAGGCTTGGAGTTGTCGTTCAAGGATGTTGTTGAGTAACATGATTTGTTGCTCTTTTGAACCAGTACCTAGTCCAACTACAATAGAAATATTAAATTTATCTTTCCATTCAGTAGGTCGAACTGGAATATATTGATTGTTGAGCATAATAATTCTTTCTTTGTCTTGATACTTAACCATCAGCTCAAATATTTTTCTAAATAAATCTTTAACTCCTGTTTCTGCAAAGATTCTAGCAATTAATTCTGAACGCATTTGTGTTTGCGTCATCAAAGCATTTACTCCAGTTGCTGTTTTAGCACTTAAAGTATCTGGATCTAAGCCTTGTACTTGTTTAGAAATACCAGTTCTAACTTCTCTAACTGAATCTAAGTAAGATAATAATGGAAAGGCTTGTTGTGAAATTGGTTGTGCTTGTAAAGGTTGCATCACTTGGTTTGGTGGTTGTTTGGTTCTGACTACACCACCAGGTCTAGTGGTTAATAAGTCATCCATATTCACCATACCATCCATGATCGCCACTCTGTTATTGTTTGTTAAATACATATTGTCTAACAGTTGACGCATCACAGTAGATTTCATTAATTGAATATCTTCAACTAATTCAGAAATGGATCTGCCATAAAAACGATGTGGCATTGGAATTGGAGTTACAGTTACAAAAGGAACATTATCGCATGGAGAATTTTCTAAAACCATAGAACCACTATCTCCTGCAGATACAATTCTTCTTAATTCTGCAATACCATCTTCATCATAATCATATTTAATATACGATTCATAAATTAAAACTTTTTCTGTAGATTTATCAGTTGCATTATCAACTGGGAATTCATCAACATTTCTTTGTCGAACAATCTCCTCAGTATTATAAACATCTTCATCGGATCTAGGTAAGTTTGCAACTTCTTCTTCATCATATCCCATCGCTACTAGATCGGATCTTGACATTAAAACTTTGTGAGAAACAAATTCTGCATCTTCAATTGATTTAGCATTTCGATCAATTAAAAATTCTTCAGGGGGAACTGATTCAATTTTTACTTTACCAGTTTTTTTAGTTCGTTTAATTCTGCAATTGTATAATGTAAAATCAGGAACAGGTACTTTACTAACATCTACTCCTTGAGCTTCGTATTGTTCTAATAATTTTTCGAATTCTTCTTTGGCAGACTCATCTTCCATTTCTTCTTCGTCAACAAATTCGATTTCATCTTTACTATCTTCTAAAGCATCTTTCTCAGCTTTGGATAAATTTTTATAAGTTTCAAATTCTACTTTTTCACTTTCGTCATAATAAACTTTTAAGAAACCATTTTTTTCAATTAGAGCATCTTTGAAAAAATTATAAAGTAATTGGAAACCATTATTGTCTTTGTAGAAGACATGATTTAAATATGCTGTCGCTTGTTCGGCAAGAGGAACATCTTCGCCAGTAACAGGTTCGCAACGAACTACTTTATCACTAGCTGTGAATACTCTTAAAAGATTTGGTAAGATACTTTCTACTGTATCAGCAACATCAGTTGATACGACTTGAGATCGACCATCAATCTCAGTTCCTAATTTATCTCCTAAATAATATTCTAAAGATTTTCTTCTGGATTGAGAAAGCTGTCCACCTAAATACCCTAAAGCATTTTCAATTTGGTTTGATAATAAACTTCGTAATTTAGGATCTGATAATTCGATTATTTTTTTTGCCATATTAAACTATATAATTTGTGTCAACTACAATTGGTTTAGACCAGTCTGATCTTTTTACAGGCTCAGTAACTGCTCCATACCTTATGCTGTCGCAAAAGTGTGAACTCCAATTATGGAGGGGTTTGTTCCTAAAACAATTATTTTTTTCATCCCATCGTTTGCAATATGATTTTAATGCCTCAATCAACTTTTTGCAATTGTTTTTATGGAAGTAACACTTTGGTAACATTTGTCTTACTTGCTCAATACCATCTTCTACACTAAGTTTGGGTGCGATGTCAAATTCTAGTCCCATTTCTTTAGCTGTTTCCCACCTAGATTTATTAGTACCAATCTCTCTAACCCTTATATCATGGGGTGCAATATGCTTAGAATAGTTATACCCCTTATCATCTATGACATTCATATAATGCTCTAAACCCTCACCAGAATTTTCGTAGCAATCAATAATTCTAATTTCATCACCATGTCGCTGAGCAAAGGTGATTACTGTTGAGTCGTTCATTCCTAAATCCCACCAAGTTTCAACCTCTAAATTTTCATCAATATCAAAATTAACTATTCGACCTTTAGCTTCTAATTCCTCTATGGTCTTACCATAATAAGAACCTGATATTCCAGCTTGGAAAGAACATTCAAACTCTTGAGCATAAGCCTCTGGCGACATTGTGGATTTAGCAGCATCTAATTCTTCTTGAGCTATAATCTTAGTTTCACTTGCTTTGAATACTTTGGTGAACCAATCCTTTTGATGTTTAGCTCTTTCATGAAGTTCAAAAAACCAGTTTCTCCCCATTGGTGTGCCTATGAATATAGCAAACCCCATTCTGTCGGAAAGTGCTGGTCTTAAAATGGTATCGAAAAGGTCTGGCGAAAGGTTTTGTGTTTCATCGCAAACTATTCCATCAAAATACTGTCCTCTGATTGCAGCACTATTCTCACCCCCAATAATTTGAATACGACTATTGTTCACTGAGAAATCTACCCTCAATTCAGACTCATTGAATTTTGTTCCTGGTATGGCAGCAGAGAATTGTTTGAGATAGTCCCAAGCTGTAGATTTACCCTGCAATCGGTATGGAGAGATAAAAGCATATCTAGGATAGGGTTTAGTGTTCGTTAGAGCAGCCTTAATTAAGTGATTGATAGCAAATACAGTCTTACCCCCTCTACGATGGACAATGACCACATTAAATCGGTTCTTATCGCATTT